TCATCTCGGCACCTCCGGCCATTCAACATCAGGCGCTTGTGAAGTATCTACACGAGTGAGCAATACCCGGTATTTCTTCCATTCCAACAGAGCCGCTTTCTCTGAGTCTGTAGCGACTTCCAAGTCAACAGAGTCTTGTAGCAATGAGAGTGTTTCATTTGCTTGCTGTAACAGTGCTGCTTGCTTCTGTTTTGCTTCATTGATCTGATGAGATTTGAGTAAGTCTTTATCAACTACCCAGTCTTTACCGTCCCATTTGTCAAAATCGGTGGGCGGCTGCTTGAACGTCAGCGTATCCGGCAATTCCCCGATTTCAGTTATCTCAGTCTGTTCTCTCGTTAACGTGTCGTAAGCTATTTTTCCGCGATAGTCTGGAAGAATTTCCCAACACTTACCGTCTTCACTACGACAGACAGCCTTATCGTCAGATTTTGGTAACTCTGGCGCATCAGGATAAGCCCCGGCTGATAAACTGACACCGAGCATCACGTATTCAATATCTGAAACTGTGAATTCTCGTGTGATTTGATTCGAGTGATAAACTTTTATCCAGCCCGCTTGAGTGGCCAATCCGTCTTTACCCAATACGGCGGTTTCATGTTCTAAAGAGTATTTCTGTTCTGTCATTATGCTGCTCTCACTATGTAGTTAAATGCGACGTTGCGGGGACGTGCTTCATTTCCACCAGAAGGCAGACTATGCAGCCCGGCAGACGCCGGAAGCCACCCACTTGTCGGACGCCCATTAACACCATCTTTGGGCGTACAATATTTTTTTGCAAATGCTGACATGGTTCCGCTATCACCCCCTGCATCACCCCCGCCATAACAAAATTCATCATCATGGATATGTGCTTTGTTATCGCTGTCCTGCCACGACCCGCACACCCTACCGGGATCAACACCACGGCTATCATCCCAACCACGGATAAACTCGCCCCTTAAATCGGGTACTCTACCACTAGGATAAGCTTCCGCTAATTTCGGGTATAAAGATTTATCGAATGTCTGACCGTTGCACGTAAGATAACCAACAGGGGTGTATCTATGCGGATATGGAATAGGTGCGCCAACTGGGTGCTGCTCTGGCGGCAATATTGCACTTGAATAGACAATATCCCAGCCGATCCATGTTTTTCCAGAGTTCCACGATTGCCGGATAACTACTTCTCCGTGATGCGATGTGTACTTTTGATAAATCACAACCCCGGAGCTTCGTACTTCCAGTATTCCAAACCCGTACACTCTGGTGGGAAAAGGAAAATCATTTACCGTAGCTGTGTTGGGTACGTTTACAAGAATAAAGCCCGATGACAAAAAATTTTGGAATTTTTTTGATTCTGTCAGCGTGCTTAGTGGATTTACACTAATAGCCCCCACATCCCCCGCACTCAAACTGACATCCCCACTCAACGCCTTGCCGTTAATTTTCCGGCTACTCGGCACCGCATTATTCGCCTTATTCACCGTCTCAGATAATCCGAGGTTTTTCACAAACGCATTTTTATCAGGAATGTCGGCGCCGTTTTGGTTTTTTGCCAGGCGGCTGTTGGCGTTGTCGTTGACAGTCTTCAGCGCTGAATTAGTTGCATAGTCTCCCTTGTCTTGTTTTGTGTTTAGGGCATCAAGAACTGATTTTGGTGCCCCGATAAAATCAGACATTGGTTTCCAGGCTGATTGTGAATGATCTGGCTGTTGTTCCCTATTTTCCTTTATTGCAACATAAAACTTTCCGGCATGTTGGGCAGCCGCATATTGAGGATAATCTACAGTTGAATCCCATTCAGCTAACCCGCGTTGTGAGAGATACATCAGCCATTCGTCAACTCGTTTCCCCACAGAATTGAACCACTCAAGCGGAGGCTTACCTGCCGTTCTGTCTAGTGTGACGCCCCATCCGCGAAGCACATCGGGAAAAGTTTCAATCTCGCCGGATTTGGCGTCTTGTGCAAAGACTTTATAGTCTGGTTTGTTAATTATTGACATCTACAATCCTCGTGAATTTACCATCCCCGAAACCAAACGCATGGGGATCGTTAGCCCATCCGAAAGGGTGGCGATCTGTGATTACGATATATTTATATTGCACGCCAATAGGACGAGATAATATGTCCAACTTTTTTACAGCATGCAGCCGAAAAGGTGTTAGATAGCTTGAAGGAATAACAATATTCATTGTCATATCGTAATTATCGATAATGAACGCCTGTTCTCCCAATAAATAAGAAATCGATAATGTTATATTTTCAAGAGTCGGATGTTGGTAGTTTTTAATAATTTTAGCTTTAATAAAAAATCGATAATCTTCGTCATCAAGATTTGTCGAATCATTCAGAGAATCGCCATATCTATAAAAAACCCCCGTATTAAAACCCAGTGCGCTCTCTATTCCCATCCAGCCAAAATAACTTTTTGGGACAAAAGACTTCATTGTCCGACTAATACCAACGTGCCGACCGATTAGATCCAATCCCCATTCTGTTGATTTATCAATATCGAGTATTTCAGTCAACTTAACTGCTGATTTAAAAACTGTTGCGCTCTCAGAAAGCAAAAGCCCGACTGTCTGCCGGGCCTTGGGTTTTCCTCTGTATTGCCAGATTAGGAAGTCTTCTCGTTTTTTATTCAATCAACACCTCCACATTTTCGTGTTTAATGCGGGCGCATTGTCTGACTCCGATAATAGCTTTATCGGAATTATTAACCGTTATTGATTTAATGTAAAAACCTGAAATTGAATTAACTTGGCATGTTAAGCGCATGGCATAAACAGATTGACCAATTTCAAACTCAGTGGCAGCAAGTGACTTTTTAATACCGTCAGTGTCAATATCATGAAAACCGTTTATGCGCTCTACAAGCAAACTAATTTTAATATCAACGATTTCCGCACGGTCGAATTTTACTTGTCGCTCCACCCCAGTATACATACATGAATATGAAATATTCCCCATTAACCCACAACCACCGATTTTATTTTTCAGAATTGCCAAGGCGATATCTTCATCTTTACCGCCAATTAATACCGCATTCATTGAATGCCCCGGTACACCTTTATCATCCGTCTGATTAGTGTAGTTCTCATATACTCGCGCTTGCTTCACATCGGGCAAATCAAGTAAAGCAGCTTCGATCCCATGCCTATCATCGTGATTGTTAATAGAGTGAGAGCGCATAAAGCGTCTTAAGAAATTACCGTCTGTTTCTTCATCATCGCCCGGCTTTGCTTCCTTTGTCGTTACAATTTTATCAACACCAACAATGACGGTTTCACTCTGTAACTCTTTATCTGCTTGCAGTGAGAAAACACCCAACACTTGGCTACGTAAATTCACACGAGCCGAACCTTGATTATTGAGCTTTACGTCATCTAAAGTTACCCATTTAACACGATTATCATCAATTAATACTGTATCTTTGGGTAGTGTTACGCCAGTATTGCCGGAGATCACTACATCATCAATGTAACTAAATTCAGCACCCCGACGCACAAGTCCCGCATACATAGCTCTTTGTTCAAGAAATGACCCCGTTGCTTCATATGGGTCTAACATTTGAACGATAAAAGCAATCACTTGATTAATATTCGCTAGTTCCTGAGAAAAAACCCCTATCATCTGCCCGTCCGGTGTATCAGCATCAAGATTGATATCTTCACCATAAATACGCTTAAAGCCATCAATAAGGCGCTGGTGGATATCTGATAGTTGGTCAATGACTATCCCTTTGTCAGTTACTTGGAGCATCTGTATTGACCTCTTTTTTATTGCCGTAAATATCAATATAAGTGACAGTTACTAGCGATCCACGGCTATCTATATCAATTATGATGTCAAAAGCGGTAATTTCTGTTACCCCCTCAGTTTTCAGAACTGTAGTTTTCAATTCTGATTCCATTGCGAGTATATTTGGATTTTTCTTCAGATAATCAAACCAGCGCACCCCGTGATCTGAATCAAGAAACCAGTCATTACGCAAAGATAACAACCTGGTTTGTACGCATTGAGCGATAGCTTCTGACTTTGTGGCGTAATCACTGCGACCATTGCCAAATGTCCAATCATGGTTATTATCTAATCGCCGTACTCTCATTTGGGTGCTCCCGTGTTGCTACCGCCTGATTGCACTCCGCCGTGTACATGTGTTTGTAGGTCAATGCCACCACCGACAACTTTTGCAGCACTAACAGTCCCGTTAGACTCACTGTTGCCGCTAGTCTGGCTCCAATCGCCAATTTGTTGATGCTGTCCGATCTGCTGGCTATTACCTGTATGCTCAATATCTCCCTTGATAGTGATTTTCCCGTTAGTCATGCGAATGTACGTTGAGCCGTCATCAGTCTGCATAGATGCCCCGCCTGAAAAAAAATCAGGTATTTTCTTCGGCTGGCTGCAAACTCCAGGAATAAAGAAAGCATCAGAGTAATCATGTAAGCGAGCATCAAGAGGAGCGGATTTATTGCCTGTTGCATACCAACCATCAATGCACCGTTCTGAAAAGATAGCCAACCCCTCGTCACCAGCTTTCACTGGAACCGTGAAACAGAATCCACCCGCACGTGGAAACTGGACAACAACGTCAACAAGCGGCGGTAGTTCGATAACTTCACCGTTACTTAATGTCTGAGTGATCATTAGTTCTATTGTTGCTGTGTGGCCGTTAAATGAAACAACGCGGGCGGGTAATGCGGTGTGAATATCTAAACGCTCGTTTTCTGCTTTTTTATTGAGTACATCAAGTAGAGTTGGATTTTTGTTCATTATTCACCTTTTGATATTTTCCACCGGTGCACGTTATCAGCGTATTCCAATCGTCTGACATAAAATCGCCTGAATGTTCTAATTCAGTGATTTTATAGTCACCGTTATACTCTGGGATAATTGACTGAATCCGAACAAGGCCGCCGATCCGCAGCGCGGGATTACACAAGCAAGTGATTTGCAAGCCGTCATCTGTTTTTTCAGGACTGCCGATCATTCCCGTTTCTTGTGACAACACAAAACCCTCATTATCCGCAAGCACTTTATTTTTCGGCAGTACGACCATGTTTCCATCTTGCACGGACCAATTAGCGCCGTTATTTCGTGCTATCTTGTGCATAATGTCGCGAGCATTGCCCGTTAGAACCTTGCCCCGCGGTAATTGCCGATCTTTTGGTAAATCAACCACCCCGTTACCAACTTTCATTGACTTAGTCGTTTCTGACAGAATATCAGTATCAGTCGCACCGGCTTTCAGAGTCTTATTAACTAACGCTCCGGTGTAAGCTTTATAGCCATCCCCGCACGTCAATTCAATAATGAAATCCAGGTCATCACGAAGAGTAACGACCTCAATAATATCGCCCGTATAAATTACCCGTAGTTCTTCATAGCCAACAGCTAGGGATACCTTATTATAGGCTTTACTTGTAATCAGATTTCGATGTGATTGGTTGAGGTTATAAACTCGAATTGTTGCCGGGTTGGGTTCGCTTGTAATTGTCTTTGATACTTCGAAAGCCACTCTTAAGTTAGTAATTTCAATGCTTTCTTTTTTGTTGCCAATGCTAAGTTTAAGTTGTCTCCCGAATTGCTTCACGCCACACCTCTTTATCGACAAAATAAATTTTCAGTCTATTACCCAACTCAATTCGTCTAACAGAATTAAGGCCAAAGCCGGAACTATCACTCATCATGATCACAAACGGTAAGTTCTTTGTTATCAATGCCGGGCTATTGACTGTGAGTCCGTACATTTGCGCGATGTATTGATCTATGTTTGTATCAAGTAAATCAAACTGCCAGCCATTAGAAACAGTGTTGAAATACAATGTAAATCGGAGGTTCATATTAAATAAACTGAATGATTGCTCTTGTATTTCTTCTGTTGAAACGGGAATTTCGTATATCATTACGCCTCCCGGCCTAAAAGTTTTTTAAGTCCCCCGCCGAGGGCATCATTGCCACTTTTTAGCATTGATTTATTATCAGCCTGTTTAGGTTGCGTCTTGCCCATCTGCTTTTTTGTTGATTTTTTCACATTCAGTCCTTTCGCTGTCTGGGTTTCGACAATGAATATCTCGCGCAATGTCAGCGAAAATTCTGCGGAACCATCGTACATCTGAGAAACACTGACACTCACAATCATCATATTCTCATATTGCTTTAAGCCAGTTTGAACTGTGATTGTTTCGCCTTTTTTCTGTAAGTTAAGCAAGTCGTTATAGGCTTTTCCAACCCTGTCTAGGGTCTGTGAGCTATCACCAGCCAATCCCTGATAATCGGGTAAGAATGGTGCTATTGCTCGTTGGGATTGTTCAATAACGTTATCAGCAACGGAGATATAGCGGTTTATCATTGCTTCCGCCTGCTTTGTTTGAGCACGAATTTCAACAGGCAAGGGAAAAGTATCCATCACGTCAGAATCAAATCCTGTAATATCTTTTGAGTATTGCGGCGGTTCATAGCTAACCATAATCCCAGTTATCGTAATTTCTTTCGGTTCAAGAATTGCATGATCGGCAATTGCAGCCCCAGACTCTACTGGGTTCTCAGTAATACGCAAACTCGACTCGTGATTCTCAACAGTCACGCAATCAAACTGAAATTCACCAATAGAACGAGTTATTACAGATGCATTTGTTGTGTTAAAACCGCTGAGTAAGTCCATACAGTACCTGCAACAAAAAACCCGCTCAAAGGCGGGTTTGTCGATTACTATTTAAGAAATTGAAAAGGGCGCTTGAGAGCCAAGCAATCACAACATCTAAAAGGGCGGGAGTAAAAACCTCCCGCCTAAGGTTGCCTTACCTATTGCTGGATTCGTAAGCCATGATTGCCGCAACCTCTGTATTACCTCGTTTGATGTGGAGCTTACAGAGTGAGCCCCTTGTTATCCACGTGAATATGAGTAACGTCACACAAATAATAATCAAACTAAATATTGCGATTTTTTGCGGCTTCATAGCCTTCTCTCCTTGCTTCTTGTTAGGTAAGAGGCTAATCTTATGTTGCGAAGCATTAGATGGGCCTCAAATTGATTGAAAGATCATTTGGGGCTTTCTTCTATCCGCTCCAGCACGCCAGAGACAGATAGTCTCAAGCGCCCGCCCAAAATATACCAAAGTGAAATATATTTATCTACAGTCAGCCGTCTTTGGCCTCGAATCCTTAAGCTACTTCAACGCCGTGGATCAAATGTCTAAGTGCTTTAATACCATTCTCGTTATAACGGAATGCTTCAACTTGTTTATCGGAGTGAGCGGATTTATCCAGAAAGAACTTCCCATGCTGTTCGGTTTTTAGATTGTGATTATTGGCAGTCCGCCCGATTTTGTTTGCTGACACTTCCAGCATCCTCCCTACTTCACCAGCCGTATAATATTTCTCTTCCAATACAGGAAGGGGGATTACATCTTGACCAATTAAAGGATTAATCACCGATGCTGCTAAGGTCTGCTTAGCCAAGCGATCCAGATTCGGCAAAAGCATATTTAGTCTTTCAATTGAAGCTATGTTTTTCTCAAGAGCAACAGACCTTAATTGTTCCGCTTTGGCAAGACGATATTCAGGTAACCCCGATTGATTATTAACCGGGACCGCAGAAACCAGCTTACCAGTACGATAATCAAAGAATATTTGATTGACCTGTAATTGGAACGACGGACTAATCCAGCCAGCGTAAGAAATAGCTAACAATTCATGAGCGAAAGTGCCTTGATTCACACCGCCTTTTTGAACTTTGAGCACTTCTTGACCTAAGGCGTAATTCTGCCTTAGCTCCTCAACAAGCTCCTGAGCCTGTTTTGTTTCGAGCCATGTTTTAGGTCGTTTAGCATCTTTACCACCACCCGCTTTATGCAATGCATTCAGGTTAAAACGACCTTTTGCATCTTTGTGAATACTTCGATGATCTTTGGTATTGCAGGCAGAAACTGAGAGAAGACAACCGCCCCAACAACCCATAAAATTATTTTATTGGCCGAGCTTACTACATCAGCCTTTGTTGCATAGTTAGACTTTATCACAGCAACATCGGTTTTTAGCGCGAATACGTCATCTTCTAGCTTTTTGATTCTTTCTAGCATATCCCCTCCACCGCCAGAACCACCATGTTTGATATGATAATCTGTCATGTTATTTGAACTTACAAGGCGTATACCTGGTTTGCTACTCATTACCCGCCCTCTTTATTATATCAAAGTAGTACGAATTTTCATCCAAAAGCTCTCCGTTACTATCGCGAAGCCTGACTTTGATTTCATAAATACCAGTATCAGGTATTGCAATTACGGGAAAATCAATATTGAAGATTGCAGAAACTTGGTTCGCTGGCAGATCTTTATTATCAGCAACAAACTCTTCGCCATCATCTCCGTAGGGGTTGTTATAATATTTTATACAACTTTCTCCATTATGGAGAATGTCTATGAATAATTTATAAGACTTACCTTGCGTCAATCCGAGAATAGACAGTGTGACATACAGGAACAAATCTTCTGGAAGCCTTGAAACAGCCTTAGTCACAATGGGCCTAATGATTTCGTTTGTATCTTCTGGATTATCTGGACGCATTGATAAAAACGCCGTTGCAATTTTTTCTTTGACTTCCATTACATCATCCAATGGTTAATTATTTTACATAGTTAACCATTGATGCAATGATAGGCGTTACTGATTTTTTAACCAGTAAGCCCCTTTCGGGGCTGCTTCACTTCTTTACAAGCTTTACAGCGTTTTCTGCGGCAAGCTTCGCAATTTCCTCTAATACCTCTCGTTCATAGAGGTAATCTATTGCCTTTAGTCGCGTTCCTGATGATGATTGGCCCTGATTACTGAGCGCATGCTTTCTGACTGCATCTAACAAAATGGCAACAATCTCAGCATTTACAGACCGCTTATTGTCTAATGCCATGTTTTGTACTGCCTCTTTGAGATCTTGCGGCAAACGAATGTTTATCTGTGGGTCACGACTCATAAATGTAATCCAGCATAATAAGTTGTTGACATGGTAGCCATTAACTACTAGCCTATCAATGGTAGCCAATGGCTATATTATATGGAGGAACCATGAGTAATATAGGAAGACCACCACAAGTAAATATCAGGATGCCAAACGAAGTAAGAGAAAGCTTGAAATGCATTGCAAATACACAAGATAGATCTATGAATTATGTAATCGTTAAAGCACTTAAGGAATACATAGCCAGAAATAGCGAAGCCCCAACTACTCGCAATAGTCAGGGCCTCTAATTGTCCAAACCTACTAGGAATATAGACATGACAAGTATAGCAATTAATGAAACATATAACACTATCAATGCATTCCTTGCTGAAGGAATATTGTTGACAGGATCACTCTCCGGGGTTATCTTGCCCTTGCGAGGCGTCAGAACCTCAAGTAAGCGGACTAAACCAACCCCGTTAGCGTTGGATTTTTTATGCCTGTCATTCAGTGGGCGCAATACGCGACCACACTCCGATCAAGGTCGGGAGGGCGACGAATACAACACCCGAAAGGGGAATAAGTCCGCGGCTCTTACTGCCGTTCTGAACCTCCCGGCACCATACCGTAATATGGTCAACTAAATTCAGAGATAAAGTAAGGAGTCAGCAATGACTAATCAAATTTCAGCTCAAAGCCTCCAAGCTATCATTCATAATAGCATTCCGGTGATCACTACCGAGTTATTAGCTCAATTGTATGAAACCAGCACCAATAACATCAAAGTGAATCATTCACGAAATACGCAAAGATTCGTTGAAGGCAAACATTACTTTAAAGTTATTGGGAAGGCCCTAAAAGATTTGCGGGTTACTTTAAGTAACCTACAAATTTCACCCAAGACAAGAAGCCTAATTCTCTGGACCGAACGCGGAGCGGCTCGTCACGCCAAAATGCTCGACACCGACAAGGCCTGGGATGTGTTCGAAGCACTGGAGGATTTTTACTTTAACCAGAAAGAAGGGGAATTCCTTGGTAAAGAAACTTCCCCTACGTTAGGAATTCAATTCCCCGAAAATGGCAAGATCCTCATCACATTACGAAATAGTGCGGTTGATAGTTGCGAAATAGTTCGCCCTGATAGCCATGTCTTAACGTTAAACACGTTTATGGAGTTAGCACAAAAAGCTGGTTATCTCATTATTCATAGAGAAAATCTGTTGAACATGAAAAACAGCTGGAAGTACTAACCCCCAAGCCAAGGATGGCTTACTTTTTCTCGTCCATGGCGATGATCTCTTTAGCGGTCTTTCCATTCAGTGCTTCTTTGAATTTTTGATCCTTTTGGGCTGCATCACCAGAAGAGAAACCAACTTTGAATATGGTTTTTGCTATTGCTCTTTGGAACTTCGCTTGATCTTCTGGTGATAGATTCTTGTTCATTTCTTGAATAGACTCTTTCATTGCTGTGTCACTAGATGCGTCTAACTTTGGCTCGCCACAACCAGCCAAAAAAGCAACCAATACAATTGGTAAAAATAGTTTTCTCATAAATGCTTCTCTTGCAATAACTAAAATTAAGGTTTAATTAGACCACTTAGAAATCGCAAGAGAAAGCAAAATTATTACCCTGAGCCATTAACGAATTGCCCTTTTGTGTTGTAACTAGCATTTTTCAATGCCCTGCCAAACCCATCGGTAGACATTTGAGCTGCTCTTACTGCATCCGGTGTTGTTATGTTTTGATGCACCGTCACATCACCTTGATTAATTGTCGTTTTGTTACTGTTATTCATAGTAGAATTTGCAACGGATTGACCAATATTTGAACCATCACCAGCATTAACTGTAGCCGCAACCTGACTTAGACTAACCGCCACCTCTTCCGCTGCTGAATCACCCGAAAAGAAATTTTTTAATGCCAAATACTTCTGCTCAACCCAGTCAAAAGCCGTTTTAAATGGAGCCTTGATAGCCTCAATCACGCCATCAAAGGTCTTGCCAATATTTGAGACATACTTATCGGCCTCGCTCTCATTGACCCCGAACAACCCCAGCACAAATTTGAATGCTTTTTTGAATGGCGCGGTGATGTAGCCCCAGACAGCAGAAAAAATTTTCTCGATTTTTTCAGTAAAGGTTAGGTTGTCATTAGTCGCGATATCAATCAGGGATTTAACAAACTTAAATGCATTCTCAAATGGGGCTTTGATGAAGCCAAATACCGCATCAAACGCTTTACCGATATTGTCGATATATTTATCCGCATCTTTTTCACTCACACCGAACAAGCCTAACACCCACTTAAACGCCTTTTTAAACGGGGTGGTGATGTAGCTCCATACTTTGCTGAATATAGAACCCACGCTACTCACAAAGCTTTTTGCTCTGCCTTTTATCCAGTTAAATGCTTTACCTGCCAGTTTTCCCGCAATGTCCCACATGGCCCCAAAGAAAGCAAAGAAGGCCTTGAGATAAGCAATCAGCCCATTCCATATTTTCATCAATGCCGCGGTCATCCCGGCCCATGCTTCACTGACAAGATCCATATCGCCGGTAAAGAGGCCGACAAACAACTTAATGACGTTCCAGATATATTGAAAAACTCCGCTGAAGATAGCCCACATCGCTTTAAACGACTGACTCCAAATCGACACTAAATTGTCAATAATCCCTTTGTATTTAGCGTAAAAATCCTGCCCCCACTTGATGACATCTTTCACCCATTTAACCGCAGGCCCCCAGAACGCCCCGAATAGAGAATCACCGCCGTCAAGATAGACCATCAGATCATCAAGCAAGAGAAGTAAGCCCGCTATTGCCGCAATAACCCAGGTAATCGGGTTAGTAATGAACGCCATGATCATCGAGCGTTTGAGAATTGCCAATGCACCGACGAGAAGTATAATCGCCGCTTTCCAGCCGATGGTTGATGTGACAATTTTATTTACCGCACGTACTGAGTTAACAATAACCTGAATGACTTTGCCGCCGACTTTGATAATTTTTGTCAGCCCGCTCGTGATTAGCTCTTTGTTTGAAGCAATCCAGGCATTAAAACTATTCACCGCTTTAGTCATTGAGGGAACAAGATTGAGTGCTATCTTTGTCTTCACTGAATCAATAGATAGCCCCATTTTCTTCATGGACTTCTCGTACTCATCAGCCTGTTTTAGCTCTCTGTCGGATATCTTATAGAGTAGCCCTTTCTCTTTCGCCAGCTCCTTAGCGCCAGTAATCGAGCTATTGATAAAGCCAAGCACTTTTGTAGTCGCAACACTAACCGCCGCTACAACCCCAATAGCAAGCAATTTTAATTTACTGATGGATGCTCCGGCTTCATCCGCTTTTTCTGACGCTTCCTCAGTGCTTTTAATGGACTCTTCGCCGACACTATCAAGCGTCTTGTTCACTTTGTTGGCTTCGTTGGCAATCTGAGTCGCTGCGACACCGAGCGCAACAATGACCTCTTTAATTTTTGCTGCTTGCGACGTATCAACGCCGATGGCTACCAGAAGTTCGTCGATCTGCATCGTTTGCCCTCTTTTCAGATAATAGCGTTTCAGCTATCGCTTCATGCATATCAATGACGTCAGAGAGTGAGTAGACAGTGCGGAGTTCATGTAAAGTACACAGGTTTCTCATGATCGGCGTCCACACCATCCAGTCAACATCACTCACTGAAGATTCAGAGCCGCCAAGCTGCTGGTATTTATTACAGACGCGGCCCCATTTGGCAAAAAATCCGCAAAGTGAAATTTCAATCCGTCAATGATTAGCTGGAAATAGTGAGCGCGATAAGTATTGAAGTGACGATTGAAATCATCAGATTTTTGTAACAGAACGGTATTCCCATCTGCATCAGTCACCGTGACATATTTCAAAATAAACTGTTCAATGCCCTGCATTTCTTGTGAGCCGACATTAGAAACAATCGCACCAACATCAATATCAACATGATCGCCATTTAATTTAATGCAGCCCTTCAGAAAACCAACCAGTTTTAACGCATGATTTTTGGCTTCGATGAAATTAGACAAGCGATGTTCATAATTTATATTGTCAATAATCATGAGTTATACACTCCCTTTTTGAGTTTCATTGTTGATTTTGTTGATTTCAGTGTCCACGTCATTGTGTTATGAGCGGTACCCCGTGTGATTGTCGGCGGTGTAGTGAAGAAACAACGCTCTGCAATAATTTCATCACCGTTAATGACGTCTTTATAGTAAATATATGCCGGGGTATACGCTTTCGGTATATTGATTTGAGTATTGCGTAAGTTATTCAAATACTCATTAGATTCGCAATGTTGTAAAAGCTTTATTGTAATAATTAACCCTTTATTGCACGTAGCGACATAAACCCCGTCGCCATTTATGCCGTAAGTTATATCCCCATCATCACCGACCGGGGCAAAATTAAGCGCATCAGCTGCATTTTCGTATCCTGATATTTCATAGCCAGAAATAGTCAGAATCGAGTTTGCATGATTGTATTGAGACATACTTATACCTATTATTGATTATCGATTAAATTGGATTGATATATCAACAGAGTGAATAGCGCCGGCGAGCTTAATAGCACACATGATTGGCATCGCTTTACGTGCTTCTCTATCGGCAATTGATTGCAAGTCATAGCTATCAGAGTAGAAATAAAATCCCTCATCCAGTCTGTCGCCGTATGTCAGTTCACCGATATCATTACCCCGCCAGATACCACCAGCCATAAGTCCGTTTCGGACAAACTCAGCACCAATCACATTCAGCGAACCTATTAGCATGGCTTGCCCTTTGTCTGTTTGTGGAATTTTCGTCGGATTAGCCTGTAATGTCGTGAACGCTTGCTTCTGACATGCATCAATGAACGCATCCAGACCAACAACTTCATCGATAAATTGGCCGCCAATCATTGTGCCCTCGGCAAGCATGCTCACGCCGTCATAGTCGGTATAGAAGTTAACTCCCAGGCGCTTACATTTTTCTGCCTCTGATTGCGTAATCCGGTCATCAGAACGAACGGTTGTTTGCTGCTTGAATTTGACTGTCTTCGCTGAGTTTTGTGCGTTCCAGTTCGTTGAAAGTGCGATAGACATTAGCGCTACTGCGGCATGATCATCCCCAGTTTTGTTGAACTGAATCATCAGACGACCGCTGTTTTTGTCATACAGCTTTTTGAGAATATTGCTGCTGTTCCACTCAATCAACTCATCACGCAGCGCTGTATACGCACCCACTTTCATATCAGCAGACGCTACCCAGGTGTGAACATCGTCTAATTGCTCATCTGTAATCGCATCAGCAAAATAGACACCGTACCAGTCTTGATAGGTATTTTGTAGTTTGTGAAGTGCTTCAGACGGGAGTTCCTGTTCAACAGTGATCGCGGCTTTGCCAATCACGATTGTTGCTTGTCCGTCTTCCAGTTTCAGTATTTTGCCAATGTAGATTCCGGTATTCGGCTCTGTGACATAACCCAACTTTGTGGCAGGATAAGAACCGGGGGTTTGCGCCTGAATGATGACTCGATGACCGACAACATCCCAAACAACTTGCAGATTACTCTCTTTCGGTAATGCTGATTGCAGAACACCCGCAATATCAGCGAAATCAATCGCTTTGCTGAAATCTAAAGCGGAGAGCAAAACATCTTTACCGCCCACATTGAGCATCATCGAACCATCGGTGATGGCTTTAAATGCGTTGATACCTGCTGAAATGGTTGATCCCTTCAAAGCATTGGCTGTAGCCGGGATTTCCTGCTTTTCTTTTGCCCAACGTGCAATAAGAGCGCGCTTTGGCGTGGGACGTACTGAGAAAAGCGCCTGGGCTGCTTTGTAGGCTTCTGATTTAGTGCCAAATAAGTTTGCTACCTCTTGTGCGCTTGACACAATGACATATCGCGTTGTGTCATCCGTAAATGTATTACCCACTTCTTGCGTGAAGATTGCTATCATGCTCAAATCACGGCGTTGTGCTGAGATTGCTTGTGGCATGATTTGAGCATTAACCACTTGACTAATAGATAAGCTCATTTGCTAATCCTTATGTACTGTAATATCAACCGCTTTCGCCTGATATACCGGCGTTTCAATACGATGGATATGAGAGAAAGTTAAATCAATTTGCGCCCGTTGCTCTTTGCCGCCAGCAATCGCCGTTGGCAGGTTGCGGACCTGGGATTTTCGAACTATGCCAGCGCCGACGCGTTTAAAAATAGTTTGCGCGTAACTCGTACTAAGAACGCTAGCCAGTTTTTCAATTAAGAGATATGAGTTTTTGCCGAATGCATTGACAGAAATGATGGTCTCGCGGGTGAGGGTGATAATTTCAACTTCTTTTTTGGCATTGAACTTATATTCTTCACCCATCAATTCAGATGTGACCCGATTGACAGTGATAAATGACGGCATATCAGATACATCTGTTTCACTGTCAGTATCAATGACAACGGATTCAGGTAATTTCAAAACCGTCGCTATCGTCTGTCTGACTGCCCTCATATCGAGTTGCGAGAGAGTCGTAGTATCCATAGTCATTCCAGCGTGCGTTACTAATTATTCGCCAGCGATAACCGTTCCATGAGAAAAGCGCTTTATTTTCTACCGGCTCTTGTGTCATCACTCTGACAATCGGATTATAGCGATCGCCTTCTGGCAGAATTTGCAGGTCTTCAGATCCAGCTGGTTGAACGATACAAACAAGCAACCGGCTATTGCTATGCGACTTAAACTCAAGTTCTTGCCGAAAGAAATCATTGTCGAAAATCTCATCAACAAAATCATCCATCGTCTCGTACCTCATAAGTAATAGATTGGAGTAATTGCCCGGTATCAATGAGCGGCTTAGATGACCCTTTACGCGTGATGGTTTCTGGGGCTAATGGTGGAGAAATACCCGATTGAATTTTTCTCTTAACCTCGCCAGCCATCTTTTCACCAAGCAGTTCAAAAGGTGTATTCAATCCATCGCCGCTAACAATCGCTTCTTTCAATTTGCTAGCTAAAAACTTGACCGCGCTCTCTTTGTTTTCTCGTAACGTTGAACGCAGAAATGAGCGCTCTGGAATATGACCGGGTACGCCAAATTCCTGAGCGGCGGCTACAACAGTATTACTTACACTAGACTCTTCATTACGAGAATTTTTAGACGCAGGCACACCCACTACCACCTTCTTTTTACCCAAAGCCCTGATTCGAGCTTCAAGCGCTTTAAGTCCCGCCCCTTTAAAATTGCCAGAGTTCTTAATCATCGCACTACCAACATATGCCGAGAGACCAATTTACGCAGGCGCAAATACGCCTGCCCATAAGTACTGGATGCATAACCATCATGATTAGCACTAAAGCCGGAGTCGGGCGAAGAGTAACCGACGGACAATCCACCCGCCGATTGACTTGTCGCTATTTGCACGGGCTTTCCGTTGCTGTTACCTGATTTAGTTAATGCACCAGAGACATATAGGAGGTGGGCTGCAAGCGCGTGGAACCCTTGTTCATAGAGTTTGCCCCACACTTTGCTACTCACTTGATTAGCAGCATCTTGCAGAGCTATTTCTATGCGTAATATGTCAACTTTGGCAAATTCAGGGTAACGAATGAGAAATTCCATGCTACCCCCTGATATTATGAGGTTTTATAGTCTACATACACGGCAGACTGAGGCTGTTTCCACATTGCACCGCCGAAAGCTGCACGATAACCGCATTCGTATGTCAGCAAATCACGCTGACGAACTGGCAGCAATTCAGGCATGTGCACTTTCATTTCAATGTAATCTTCGCTGTATGTATAAATCGCCAGACGCGTTTTCCCCTTAACAATGTTTTTAGCAAAATTGGACGGGACTTTTACAAAAGTAATACTGAATGAATCATTGTTCGATGCTTTACGCAGTGCTGCCATAATGCGATCCATCGCTGAAACTGGCAGCAAATCGACACCCACAATGACGCTGTTAGTGTCGAACTTCTGCATTGCTAGCATAAAATCAGACGCATCCATTGCCACGTGGGTTGGCTGAATGCGATAACCCGATTTAGCCCAAGCGACGTTATAAGCATTAAGAACCATGTTAATGAATTCTTCAGCCGACATGTCTTTGATTGATTTTCCTGTTACCTCAGCAATTAACTGCACTTTAGATCCAGTTAGCAATCCTTCTTGCCCTTTCACGGCTTCATGACCAACATAACCCGCGTACTGAATAGTTGCCGTTGCGTTTGCATACAGATCATCTTGCTTTTTTGTTTGCAAGTTAATATTCAAGCGAGCAATTTTCTCTAACTCTTGCTGTGTCCAAGTTGCTGATTTGCCCCACTGCCCAACCGGCGCTTTGTGCCATTCAATATCACTATCAATGGTTTTCAATGAATTAGTTTTGTTGCCGATAATGCCGTCTTTCAGTGAGCCAACAACATCAGTTACGCCAAAATCAACGTATTCCAGCGAGAAATCGAGCCCTTCAGTGATCGGCAGCGCCTCTCCGATATTAATTTCTGGCAGTTCTTTTTCTTGCAACTGTTGATCACGTTCCGTCAGCGCTTCTTGTAATACTTCTTCAAAGTATGCAGTTTCCATAGCCATCTTTACTCTCCTGCTTTTTGAGTGTTGATATAACCCAAAGTGATAGCTACGCAGTGATTACCCGCGCTAACTTCTTCAGCCCAATAACCTAAATCAATGTTGCCTTTTGCCGCGCTAGTCACTTTGCCAGCATCTTTACCTGTTGCAACGATGTAAACCCGGTCGCCGCGCTTGAATGTATCTTTTTCAACAGCTAATGCTCCAACGCAGTCACCATGTGAGAAATGCCCTACATTGACTTGTTTGCTGTGAGGGGCTTTATCACCATAAATATCACGAACAACAATGCCGTGAATAACATCAGTTACTGATGCGATTGGCTTTACGCCGCCCTCTGAATTCACCGCAACGAAAGTACCGTACAACAAATCCGTTTCAGTACGATTTTCTTCACCCCAAACTTTATCGTTTGAGCTTGAAGCTCGTTTGATAGAGCCTGGCTTAATCGTGCCTGTTTCAGCATCCCAGTCTGTAAATCCAAATGCCATAATTATTTACCCCCTAAACGTTGAGATGCTGATTTCTTAGCTTTTGGTGCTGAGTCATTGAGCAAGTGAAATCCGATATTGCTACGTGGCTTAGATGTGGCCTGTACCGCAGCATAAGCAGCACGAATTTCATCATCGGACATAGTCTTGACTTGCGAGTCATTGAATGCACCGCAATTGAGCAAAACACGAGAGCGAACATCACGCGCGGATTTAGCATCATTGAAGTTCACTTTGGGAAAGCGTGCTTTCGCATCGTTCAAAGTAGTCTCTGTATCTTGTGAACCTTTCAGTTTTTCCAGTTCTTCTTTAAGCGCCTGATTTTCTGCTTTCAGTTGCTCATTCTCGGCTTCAAGTGCTGCGATACGGGCGTCTTTGTCATCGCCATCAGCAGGATCGGGATCGGCATCATTGGGAGGCAGTGCTCCAGCCCCTTTTGACTGCTCAAGCTGCGCTTTAAGCTCTTCTAATTGCGCAATAACTTCCTGGGCTTTCGCTGTGGCCTCCGGTGTTGCGTTGCCTTCAAGGTCTTGCAGTGTTTTCTCCAGTGCGGCAATCATGCCAATTAATTCGTCTTCAGTCAGCGGTTGCCCATCCGCATCGTTAGCGCGCTTACCCTTAAGCAAAGCAATGACATCTTTCAATGAGAGTTTCTTCATTATTGGTCTACCTTTTTTGTCGTTTAATCTACAATCAGCGCCGACTCGCGCCTCTGCTACAACGGCAACGTGATTGCCGCGAATATTGACTTGATGCAATTCGCCGCTTTTCTCGACTAACTCAGTGGGTTCATAACCGACTGAAAGCTCGCGAATGCCTTTCTCTTCTAGAATTTGAATCGCATTGGCATCTTTCAGATACACATCACAAACAACGTAATCGCCATCAATGCGTACGTTCTGAATGTGTCCAATGGCTTTGTCTTTCCATTCATCAGCGTTGACTTCACCGCTACGCGGATGCGTCAGCGTGACTGGCAGCCCTTCAAATGATTTCAGTGTTTCGAGTTTGGAAAGTTCTTCGATAGTGCGGTGAATAGTGATCTTTTTGTTGATATCTTTGCTTGTTAACCCGATTTCATGCCCGTAATATTCAACCGGGCCTGCACGAGTTATCTGCGCCGAGGTCACAACATACCCCTGCCGAGTTTTTTTCCATGCCATAATTAATCCCAAGATATTTTTGGAAGAGCTACACACCGGCATTGATAATCATCACCGGGCTTGCCTTCAAACGCCCCAATGCTTTTACGTTTCTTCCAAGTCTTCCCTCCATCATCTGAATAAACTGTAGGGTCTGAGTATTTGCATGTCATATTGTTCAATACAAAATGACTGTCACGCTCTCGCTCATCACCCGCGCCACCCCACTCGTACAAGTCAATACCAAGCGCTTTTTGCCGCTGCTCTGTCAGTGCCGAATTGAGCTTAGCTGTTTGATCACGAGCAATAAGCTTTGCTCGACTTTCTGTTACTTGCCCGCGCTCACGAATGAGAGAAATAAGGTTTTCGTGACGTCCGCCATCAAATAGATTCGTGAACACCTTAGAGCCGATATCATTGATAAAATCTGTCTGTATCGACTTGATTAAATCAACGTTTTCTTTTACCGCATCATCCATCTGTTTTTTCACAACTTCATCACCGAGCATCCCAGTTAAATCAATGCCAAACGCCGATTTGTATGTCGATTGCGTCTGTGACTTGTTTTGCTCATTCGCACGCTTGACCATGCCGAATGACAGCCGTTTAGCCATATCCAAAATGGACATATTGGCTAATTTCTGAATTGCTCGTGAAAGTCTTGAAGTGATTGAAAGTGATGAGGAGTTGAGTGCATCGTTTAAAATTGGTTTTTGTAAGTCATCTATCACAACATCTTGCATCATCTTAATAAATTCGACGAGCCTGTCGCGATACCAGACTTCCGTTCGCTTGCTAGGTGTTTGCGGCCTCATACGTCGATTGCGAGCTTTCAAACGCCCCTGTTTGCGCTCCAGCATTTGCTTCAGACTGATACCACTGTCCATTATTTACTCCAGTCATAGCTTCTATTTCTTCGTCAGTCACCGTCGTGAGCACGCCCCGCGCTTGCATTTCACGTAATGCAATCTCTTCGGTAACAACACCAGATTGAACAAGAGAAGTGAACCCTGTCGCATACTGCGAAAAGCGAGCTGCTTCGTCAGCTTCATTGATGCTGTCTATTGACGGGTATTCGTAGCTGATTGTGTCGATGCTGACAGCTAGCTTGTCGAGAATGAATTGATCAACAAAGTCTTGCATTGGCCGCAAACGGGTTTCTTGTAACCCGTTTATTGTTTCGTAATACGACTTATTATCTTCTTCGCCGGAGTTGAACCCGCTAGCAGACTGCCCAAACAATACATTTATGGGTCTGTCAAGTGCGCCAGCTAGAACGTTTGCCATCTTTGTAATAACATCAGACAATCCCGTGAATTGCGCCGTTTTTTGCTCATAGCGGCTCTGCATTGTGCTATCACCGGCATCCATCAACATCAAGCCCGTTGACGATTTTGTTTGTTTCATTATACGAGCATATTCAACAACTTGCGATTCTTGTCCTGCATCAATCTGATTGTTTAAGCCAGGAAGGAAAATAACATCAACATTCGCTTCTTGTATTGTGTCACCCGTGCTGACAATTGCGGCGTCAAATATTTTGATAGCATCATATGATGCCTGAATGTCAGATGTGCCGAACTTACACATGTCCTTTATGCTATGCTTACCCAATTTTGTTCTATGACAGCGTGAGTGATGAAATTTGAGTTGCTGACTGCTGATATCAATCTGATATGTATGCGGCTGCCCAAAATGCGGTGAAGCAATATCAGAAATAACATCGCTGGCGGGCGTGTACTCGCCTTTCCTCAATACTAAAAACTTGATGATGTCTTCTGACTGGAGATCAAGTGGCTCACTAATCATCTCATCAGAACAATCTGTAACCGCTACAATTAATGAATCCCCCAGCAGTGAGGCCCACGTTAGCGCGTCACGGAATATCTCGTAGACGCATAATACTGTTTCTGCGTCTTTGATGCGTTGAACCAGAGAGCCATCAATATCACCCACAAATTCGCGGGGTAACTTCAACATATCATCGGCTGTCTTATCTATGTATTTCTTGACAATCCATGAGCGTTTGTACATTGCCAACAATTCTTTATCGGGCACATTAGCTTTATTGCTCGCATATTTTATTGCTGCCACTCGCTCGCCGAGCGATGTCATCATACTGTGTATGCCATCAGTCAAGCGGCCTATCATCGTTTTTTTAGTCATACATGACGTCCCATACTGTCGTCCTACCTTTGATATACCCATCCAACCCATACCGCACTGCATCCCAACAGTGGTTATGTGCGTCTTCAATGACGGGAAGCACTTCGCCAGTAATACGATCTGTTTTATATGAGTAAAGACGAGCCTCTTTTGCTGTTTCTTTACAGCGTGGATGAATAATGATTTTCTTGAACCCGCGTAAGAATGTAATGCCGTCTTCTACGCTGCCTTGCCACTTCTTCGCTGCTGAGATATTGAAACCTTGCCGTTTCAGATAGCTGATTGTCTCAGGGCGGGCGGAGTCGGCTTTAATAGGCCATTTTCGAGACTCCGGTACTTTGTCATAGAAAGCGGGTATGTGATCGAGTTCCACCCCCACCCTGCAAGCCTCGCGATCGATATACAGACAATTATCTAAGATAAACATACGAAGCAAAGTGTTTGGGTCTTTAGCGAAACCAAAGTCAGCGCCAAATAACAATCTATCCGCTTTCATCCATAAATCGTCTGGGAACGATTCAATTTTGTACTTATTCGCTAATACTTGCTTTTCTGAGTTCTCAAGATAAGCACCCTCCCATATCCACGCATAATCCGAGTGTTCGAGACTTTCCAGATCTTCCTGTCGTTCTTCCTCCAACACATCAGGGAACCACGGATTATCACTGTAGTTCATCTCTACAATAATTGAGCTTCTCGGTGGTTTCTTTCTGAATCGCTTATCTGTTGCACTACCATCTTTTTCCGGGTTCCACGTCACCCAGATCTCAGATCCAGACTCACGTACTGTTGGGCGTAGCTTTTTCCAAGCTATTTCAGAAACAGATTCAGCTTCATCAACCCACGCCAAAAGAATACGGGCCTTTGATTTGATGCTGTCTAAATTATGGCGTAGACCACAGAACACATAGTTGACTAACCGGTTTTTGGTACGAATGTATTTTTCGCCAATATCGAAATAGTCATCAAGCCAGGGAATAGAACGGATCGCTTGTTTCACTTCTTCCATTGATGATTCTTCGAGAGAGTTCATAAACTCGCGAGCGCACAAAATAACCCCACTTGTACCAGATTCAGCAGCTTGATAAGCTCTAACCGCACTCATCATTGCAAATGTTCGAGTTTTAGCGCTGCCTCTGCCACCGTGTGCGCCACGGTAACGAACATTTTCTTTTGTAAACACAGGTACGAGTTTTGCAGGAATCGGCATGTCAACTGCTACCGTCATTGTTTTGGCTCGACTCCAACGAGCCTGATAGTAGTTGGCTTTGGAGACATAGAACCATCAGGGGAACGGTGATCGATTTCTTGTTTATCTGAGTAGCCATGATTAGCCAACATCAGCTTAGTGATTGTGGCATTAAATTCTCCCACGAGTCCTTTGTTAATCAGCTTGCTTTCTTGTAGCGCCAAAATCCCTTCTAACGTGTCCGAAAACTCATTTGATTGTTTTGCATATTCGTAGATAGTAGAGCGTGCAATATCCAAATAACACGCTAAACCCGCGACGCTCGGAATAACAGCCTCGTGCTCAACATAACCGCCGTATAGATATTCCTTTGCCCTAGAAATCAACTCATCATTCAGTTTGGTAGGGCAACCAACTTGATTTGTTTGTTGTCCCATCTCTTTCCCTTAAATAAAAAGGCCGCCGAAGCGACCGGTTCAATTTAGAACTTTATACTTCCCGGTTTAATAAATCCCCGGCATTTTAAATACCGTCTCGGATTGAATAACTACTATCTAGCACTCTGTCAGCAGAATGCTCTGAATGAGTTACTTTGATGGCCTGACTGAGCTATATTTACTCGCCCACACTTTAGCAATATGCAAACAGTCATCGTACATCTTGCCCTTACGACTCGCTGATGAAGCTCTTCGATAGTGATCGACCGCTTTGTCACTTGCCATGCACGCAATAGATGAAGAAAAACCGAGCTTGGTTAACTCGGCTTGTACGTTCTTCGCTATGAATTGCTCATGATTCATGCAGGTTCTCCGTCCGGGAAGTCATCAAAGCCGGGTAACGTAAGCTGCGACAAATCCAGAATGGCCTTTTCAGCCTTACGGAGTTTCTTAAGGTGGCGTTTTCGCAGATTCATCAAATTGCTACCCTTTCTTCCAAAATTCTCGAAAGACCACTTATTGGCAGCTACCAAGCGATTTTGCATCTCACCGATTGTCAGCTCTTTCAAGCTGTTTATATCCATCAATGATAAATCCTGGGGCTGACTTTCTTTTTCTATCAAGTCCAACACCCACTTACGCAAATCCTTAGCTACAGGTGTATCTGCCAGCATCCCCAGTAAATAAAGACCTCGAAGAGAAAATATGCGAACTTTCGTCTTTAAATTGCTGTAAGTGTCTGATTCTTTCGAGGTCACTCTTGTAATGACCTCGGTCATAGCTGGAGTGAACTCATCAGAATTAACGTTATACAAATTGGTTACTGACTTGGTTTTGGAATAATCAAGTAATGTTGCAACCTGTTTACTAGTAAACCAAATTTTCCCATCGCCATTATCGAAAGGAACAACAGTGTGATTTTTGAAAGTTAATGATGTAGTCATGGTATTACCCTATAGAAAGACGAACCTGTTCACACAGAAATACCGCCCGCAGAAATACCATTTAACGGTTTTCTCAGGTTCGCTTTCTGTAAGGTTCTGCGTTTAGAAATAAATGCGTGTGTGAATACGCTAGATAGAAAAAACCCCAGTCAATCTGGGGCTGTTACTGACACTGAGTTTTGATGTAGTCCTGCAAGCCCAACACCTGCTGATTAACTACCGCTATTCGCTCTCTGAGGGTCCAATAATCCCTGATAGAGGAGTTAGTAGGTCGGGCGGTGCTTGCATTAACCACGCCGGAGGGGGAACCGGCTTCGCTCTTTGGACAGGTGGCCGCGATACGCAACCTCCGACGACCTGCAGCAACATCATCACGAAGGCCATCGATTTCAGATTTGGCATTGGCTAGCTCCTTTGTATGCTTATTGTCTAATTCAGCTAGCATTGTGATATGCGAATTTTGATAGCTGATAGTGTCAGTAAGTTGCTGAATGTCTTCTTGCTGTTGCTTTGTTACATGCCGCTCTTTCTGTAATGCAGAGCGATAGTAATAAGCTGTCAGTGAGACAATAATCAGCGCAATAAGCGTGTAGTAGTGAGCGTTGAATTTCATGATAAAAACATCGTTTTTTCCGATGCCCTGCGAGCATCCAGCCCCGGTAATATTCTCCCACCAGCCATATTCCATCTCATAAACTCATTGGCTGCGCCGTTGTAGTCACCAGCATTGAGTTTCTTAAGCAAAGTAGAACGGACGAAAGCACCGGCACCACAGTTGAAGATAAATGAACACAGTGCATCAAACTGGCCCTGCGTCAGTTTTACTTTAACGTTATGCTCAATTGTGATGTAAACCGGCGCTAAGTCATCAAGCAAGAACTGCTCTGCTTGTTGCTCTGTGATTGCATCGCCGGGCTTGACGCCCAAAGTATGACCATAGCCGATTGTCCATACCCCTGCGGGACAACGGTATGAAGTTAAGCTACAACCCTCATAGCCTTTGAGTTTCGCTAACCCTTTCTCACTGATTTGCATCAGATACTCCCGCTTTATTACGTAAAGTCCCACGCATCAATTGACCAAAAAAGTCAGTTCCCAGATAACCAATAATGACGCTGCCGATATAAGCCAGGTCCGTACTTAAATTTAAGAAGACGAGTAAGTCACGAATGAACCACGCAATAAGCGCGCACATCATTGCGTCAATGATCGTCTTCCAGAACTTACCCCCGTTATAGCGGCCTCTGAGATACGCCATTGTCGCAGCCAGTGCCGCACCAATACCTTGCTCTTTGACTGACAGCAGCCATAGCCATAGCTGCATCCATATATCAGGCTGCTTATCCATGAGTTTCATATTTCCACCCCCGCTGGGGATTAAGTCCCCGCGAATACGGGCGTGAAAAGAAAAGGCCGCGTCAGATCGCAGCCCTTGAAGTGTTGCCAGCAAGCGACTGGCAGCACATTCCTCTATCTGCTATCGTTAAATCGCCAAAAGTAACAATACAAACGAGGAGAAATTGATGAGTGCGGAACAATTAAACAAATTAGAGTGCCAGATTGTCGCATTAAAAGTAGTTGTAAAGTCCATTCTGCCAACTTTAACTACTCAGCAAAAGAAAGAGTTATCATCTAATGTCGAGTCTACATTTAAAATAGCTACCGACAATCACCCTGAATACACAAGTGACATCGAACAAGTTAAGACTTTTGTTCGCGACATTGTTGGTGAGCTTGAATAAACCCTTCTATATCTCTGATGAGCATGTTTGCTATTTGCTTCGCTGGCGATTTCTTCTCATGCTCATTATCTTTCTTTTCCATACATCACCTTTATAAAGACATAGAGACTAATCGTGTGAAAAAGGCCACGCTATGCGTAGCCTGAATTGTCGCCAACCGCAACAAGGTTGGAGTGTTGAAAAGTTGCGGCGGCGAAAATGAAAAGCCCCGCGAGATGGCGAGGACTGAGATTCGGTTAAGACACCTAAGAGACACTTAAGGCAATCTTACCAAAAAGTATTGCTCATTTGCTCATTAATGTCAACACGTTCTATAAAATCTTTTTAATTTTCTCTACACGTTTACGTGAATTAAGCGCATTTTTCAGAGGTTGATACAAAAGATAGGTGCTTGCATTTAGAATCTCATCCACTTCACGACGACACGTTCCGCGAGATGGTTTCTTAAGCCTTCCTCCAGATCGGGTCATCATTTTGCGGGGATTTGCGACCCTGTGATAGTAAGATGCGATTGACAGTTTTGAGGCACCGTGAGCGTAATAACTCAGTAAAATGCCGTAGGCTTTCTTGTCAATGAACATGACGGAATCGACGACCCGAGAAATCAACATTCCATCATCATCATTGCACATCTGCCGTGTTTTGTTATTACTTGGTTTTACGCTCACCATAAACTTATAAATCATGTTTATCTGGCACTTACCTATACGACCACTATAAACCCACGCTCCCCATAAACTTAACCAGCTATCAATCCAGTCGTGTTGCTCTTTAGTGAGTTCATATTCTTTAACTCCCATCTCTGACCCCCGGCAATACTGAATGATATTTGTCATATTTAGTTGAGAACATGACTGAGTGTTTTTTGCCCCTGATTATTCGATCCTGAATAACTTTCAGTGAACCATATCTGCATTGCAGGACTGCAAATGACCTGCCTGTAATACCACTCCTAAACCTGGCTTCTTCAATTGCTGCTCCAATATCAGTGAAGATTGTCATTGCTTAAGCTCCTGAGTTTTGCACGATACTCATCACAAATACGTTCGTAATCTTCACGCCGCCATTTTATCAATGGCTTTGGCATCATTAGAGCATCAAACCTTTCTTGCCCAATTTTCTCAATCAACTTGGGTTTATAGTTAATTATATTTCCTGATAAATAGTTATTACATGCAGAGCATTGTTTGTGACAATTGTCTTCATCAAATCTTAATTCTGGATGAGCTTTAGTTGTTCGATAATGTCCCGCTTGATATTGTCCCTTATGAAATCTCCCGCAGCTAATGCATGGCAGGTCTTTATCTCTTTCTCTGATAAATGCATTAAATGCCTGTTGCGCTTGATTTCTGAAATATGAGAGAGGCTTGACTGCTAATCGACGGGCTTTGAGTTTATCTTTCTTTTCTGTTAATTCCTGTTGCTGTTTCTTTTTAAGTGCCCGCTCTGCTTTTTCTTTGTCTCTATTTCTTTTTCTGATTGCTAATTCCGCGCCATGTTCGGGATTACACCACCATATATTTTGATATTTCGGCATAAACCACTCACAGCATATTTTACATTTCCGTCTCGCTGGTTTTTTCATTTCTATTTCTCCTCCGATCCCACTTCGCACGCAATAGTTTATAAACGTAATCAAACGTTTTCACTTCGGACTCTGTGGGAATTGGCTTTGATTTATTGGGCGGGACTTTATAGATTAGATTATTGATGACTCGCTGAGTCTGTGATGTTTGTTGACTCATTTAATTTATTTCCATTTTTCAATACTAGCGTCGCAACACAGCGAAGAACGCAACCGTCACAAATATCAACGTTGTTGCCCGACACTATCGCGTTTACTTCATCTTGCGATTTACCACAGAAGTTACACCAGTGTTTATTGCCCGCTATCATCTATCTTGCTCCTGTTTTAATTAAAAAAACGATAACAATCGATTCTCTGTTAATTTATCAGCACTTTTGAAAATATGCTTAAGCGCGGCATTAATCATTGCATTGTAACAACGCTCGAATTCGTCTTGATCCATACTTGCGTATGCCAGGCTTTTTGCTTCCGTTCTGATTTCTCCATTTAATCTGACTGTCTGCTCATAGAACCCAGCAAGAATTGTTAAGTCTTTTCTGAATCTATCAAACTGACTATGCTCGTCCATATTTTCTAATCCTGCTTTATCAGCCGCCCAATGCTCAAAGCAGAAATTAAAAAAGGCGAACATCTTTCTGTGAAATGCGGGATTTCTTGTTAATTTAAATTCAGCCGTATATTGCTCGCCATTTTTGAATTTTGTTAACCGGGGTAGATCACGTTCAAATACTGGAGCAAATACCCCACCCGCGTTTTTAATCATTTCTATTTGCATCTAACCCCCATCGTTTACTCTCTTATTCCAGGCTCCAATAGCTCATCAGGAATTTCAATTTCATCATCAAGCTCTATTGCAATAGCACGACAAATAGCCTCTTTTGCAGTTTTTCCCGTCATGACATCAAATCCCGGACGATCTGCACACCAACAATCGCCGCGCTCTATGATACTGACAAAAAACTCATCAATTAACGGGCCGCATTCACTCCATTCCGTAGAATATTCAGGGATATTCTCTGGATTTTTAATCAAGTAATCTGAATCCCATCCATCGCAAATAGCAACAGCATAATCCAGCGCACGGCCTGTTAAATTTTCTGTTTTAATTTTCATCTTAAAAATCCTTCTTGTGTAAATTGAATTTCCGTCTGATTTCCGCCAGACGATTTAATGCCCGCTCATTGCTAACTGGAATATGCAACTTCGGGATCTGCTTAACTGGCGCTGGTATTTGCTCGCCTGATTCCATTCTGCGAGACATGCTAATCAGCTCCTGACTACAACGTTTGCGTAACTCAGACTCAGTTAAATTCAGCCCTCGCATCTGTGAATACAATTTAGTGACAATCCAGTAACAAGCGTTGCTCTGCCAAGGGAAAGCCTCTGCGCTGCTATACAAACCACGGCGGGCGCTATAGTCCATCACCATTTCATATAACTCTGCATCATCCGGTAAACCAGCATTTTTGATACCACCCCGTTTACACCACTGGACGAATTGCCCTGGCGATGGCAAAAATGGCGTATCTTGTTGCCTGGCAATTTTCATTCCGGCATTGACTTGTTCAACGGTTCTGATGCCATTCTCAGCGAAAGCGAGAACCCATTGCCGACGCAGTTCATTAAAATCTTCCTGTGTTTTGATATTCGCCATCAAAGCCGGAAAAGCGCCTTTTAACTGGCGGAATAACTCATTGAAAATTTCTGCGGCCTGCTTTGTAACTTGTGTTCCCTGTTGTGGTTTTTGAGATCCGGCCATAACCTGCAAAGCCCCGCCATCCCGATTCTGTACCACAGTAGCAAGATTTCTCATATCGTTAGCCCATCTATCCAATCTGTATTATTGAAATCCAGACCCTGCTTAGCTCGCAGTGGATATTTGGGCTTAAACAGCCCCTGATATCCGTTTGCTATGCTTGTGTTAATTACATCAGCCGGATCATGTCCCTCGTCAAAACACTCCTTCAGCAAATTGAATGCCTTTGTAACAGTAATCTGGGTTTTAATCGGTTTGCCGGATTGCTGGCGATAGCTCACCCATTCAGCCCAAGCATCACCGCTTAACCAGTCCGGTATTTCAACTTGTGCTGGGTCAAATTTAGTTTTCGGTTTCGGTTTTGGTTTTTCTGGTAAAGGGGATACAAGGGGATCATTAATTTCTTTTTTCTTTTGTATAGTTTCTTTTGTGTTTAGCTGACTTGGCTTATCCTCATTAGCCGACTTAGCTAATGTTTTATTAGCTGACTTGGCTAATGTTTCGCTAAGTCGGCTAATGTCTGTACTCCACTCAGAAACGATCTTATTTATTCCTATTTGATTTCCAGATAACACAATGATTTTCATTGCAATCATTTCATTCTTTGCTTTGCAGACATGTGTATGATGAATACCTGTCATCTCGGCTATCTGAGTATTCGTTATCCGGTCTGTTTTTTTACCAAAACCATAGGTTTTTCTGATAATCGCTAAGACAACTTTTAGTTGCCTGGCTGTTAAATCAGCACTCATTATTGATTCAAGCAGTTCATTAGCGATGCGCGTATAGCCATCATCAACATCAGCCACTTTGACAACCTCCCGGCGCTGAAGTGCGGGAAAATTAATTACTTCCGCTGTATTCATGTGACCTCCTTTTCAGCTTGATTTATCTTGTGAAATCGCCGTTTTCTTGACATGATATAGACCTATTAGTGGTATATAGGGGAAATGAGAGCTCCCCTGTTTGATTCATATTGACATTTCAATTTGATTAGAAGCCTCAGTTGTTGGCGCAACCGAGGTTTTTCTTTTCGGGTATCTGATAAGCTCCAAAGCAGCTAATAGCGCTTTCGCATCTTCCCCCGTCATAACAACTTCTTGTTCCGGGATTTCGAATTCAATCGCAACTAAGAACCGAGCCATCTTCTCAATAAAACTGATGTCGTCGATTCTCTGCGGTCGTTGCCATCTCGCAATTTGAGACTCATGAAACCCAATAATTTCTGCGACATTTCTCGCACCTTTCAGCACCAGTTTTTTAATTAACTTGCTTTCCATCTCACGAAATTTGCGTTCCGTTGCAGTATCCATATGTTAAATTTCCTTAAATAAAATAAAGTTAATAACCCAACAATTGGGTTACGCTCCCCGCTAAGCGAGGAATGCACCTTTCGGTGCTGCAATGTTAAAGAGCATGCGAGTTATACCGGCTCGCTTGGTTTTAATTGTTATGCCGCTTTTGGTGGAAAGATGTCATCAAGACAATACATCCCCCCCAGAGAATTCAGTGCTAACACGATTTCTCGGCATGAATGCAAATCTGGGGTTCTAATTCCAGATTCATAATTACCAATACGTGACTGTGACCACCCAAGCATTTTTGCTAACTCAGATTGGGTAATGCCGATCACTTTTCTGGCATTTGAGATCTTGTTCATAGTTACTCCCTGTATCTAAATCATCATCATTAAACACAATTTGTGATTCAATGTAAACACAAATTGTGAAAGATAAAAAACACGCAGTGTGTTAAATAAGAGTTCATGAAAACTAATGAAAGTATCGGCGCAAGAATTAAGCGCCTCAGAAACCAACAAAAAATGAGCCAAGCTGCACTCGCGGAGCTATGCGGTTGGGCTTCTCAATCAAGAATAGGAAACTATGAATCTGGTATTAGAAATGTCAGTACTGACGATGCTGTCATCTTATCTAAAGCCCTTGGTGTTTCGCCCGCCGAATTGATGTTTGGTGATGCAGAATCTTCACAAGAAAATGAAACTAGTGAGACATGCCAGGAGCTATCAAACAGGGAAAAAATCTTATTAGAGCTTTTTAATGAACTACCAGACAGCGAAGCTGACGAACTTTTAAAAACTCTTGAAGAAAAAAAACGGTATTACAATCAATTACTAGAAGAACTATCACAAAAGAAAAGCAAAAAGAAAGCATAAGTAATATTCGGCTATTGCCGTATATAGAATCATATCTTAATGAATTTAATGGAATTATATAACTAGACTTATTTTTAGTGTTTGTTATTATCATTAATGTATACAACAATGCTGTATATAAAAACAGTATATTATCAATTAACTAAATTAACAATAGGAGGCTAAATGGCATATCCAACTATCGCTGTTGCTAACGCCTTCATTAATAAGGCGATTCAAGGTCAAATCCCAGATTTGACACCGATGAAACTACAGAAATTGATGTTCTATGCCCAATCATGGCATTTAAAAATACACAATGATCCACTAGTAGATGATTTCTTTGCCAAATGGCAATATGGCCCTGTTATCCCTTCCCTTTATCATGAAGTAAAGAGATACGGAGCTAACCCAATTTGCCGTACAATTAGCACACTGTTAAATACTGAAGAGGGGTTCGCCATTGTCACACCAACTATTCCCAAAGAAGATACAAGAACCAATGTTCTTATAGATAAAATAATAAACGTCTACGGACCGCTAAGAGGTACTCAGCTCTCTTATCTTACTCATTTGCCCGGAACCGCTTGGTCTGAAACAACTGAAGATAGCGCTGTAATAAACAATGAACTCTTAAAAAGATGCATTAAGTAAAGAATTATGGACAAGAAAGTGTCTCTTGACGATATAGCTTTGTCAGAACCTATTGATGTGATACCTGATGAAGGCCCGTTAACTGACACCCGACCAAATTCATCTGAAAAGCATCCCGCCCTTATTTTGCAAGAAATCGAGGATAGGAAAGCAGACAGAGCTTTAAGAGAGAAATTTGGTGATAAAGCCTACAAGGTTGTCAGGAAAACTCTTTATGGATGGTCTATCCTCCTATTTTGTTATGGATTCTCTAAGATTTTTGGCTTTGAGCTTTTCCCTGATAACGTTATGATCGCGATAACATCAGCCGTAACATTGAATATTTTTGCAGCGTTTTTGGGTGTCATTCGAGGATTATTCCCATCCCAAAAATCTAACAAAGATTAAATTTAAGTAAGCCACCATCTCCGGTGGCTTTTTTGTCTCCCCCTCAAATCACCCCAAGTCCTCCCTCCTAAAATTTTTTCAAAATAAATTAATCGAAAAATCAAATACATGATACTTATTCGACAAAATAAATCACATTTCGTGTTGACCAATAAAACACAATATGTGATTATCATTCACATCAAAGGCACACAACGAAAAGGCAAGGAAAGCCCACGAAGTAGCAGCCCGAGGCGCATGAATATCGGGATGATTCGCAAGTGCTAAGAAACAACGCAGTACAAATAGGAAGCAGTAGCTAACAGGAAGTTTCGCTCTTTAACAGATAGCGCTGAAAAGTGCACATTTTCAACCAGTCGGTTTCTGACTGAGTTATCACGATAGCTTAATCAGAAATCAACAGGAGAAAATTTATGAAATGCTATGCATATAACAACGCAGCTAAACGCAGACGTAATAGCAGACAGGCATTAACTGATGCTTATAACCAAGCAAACGGGATTAATCCTGAAGAAGTTAAGCCAGTCCGTCCGGTTCTGACAATTAAGCGCGCTGCAATGAATCGAGTTGATAAAGCTCTTTCAGTACAAGCCACGACTTTCTATGACAGCATTGATAACAGATGCTTACACAACACCTGGCTCTATTCAGTCAGATAAATATGGAGGCGATATGAATGATTTAGAGTATTGGAGTGAATGTATTTCGGACGGCGCTGGTGATTGCGATTTAGTTCTAACAAAAGAACAAGTTAAATCATTAGCTGAGTCTGTCATGGGGGGGGCATGAATGTTACGGAATGTCATTTTATTCACCACCGCCAAGCGAGCGTTACGCAGAAATAGAAAGGGAATGGAAATTAAAATTAGATAAATTACAAAATGAGTTTGATGCATATATAAATAATGCAGAGGCCGCAGTTAGAATTGCATTGCGACAACATCGAGATACGAAAATCTCAATCGATAAAGATGGGGCGGTTTTTAGATGTAATGGACGTTCTGAGCAAATTCAATAAGCAGCATTATTTCGCCACACCGGGAAAATAACAGGGAATTATCGGCATGGATGCTAATTAATAATATGGAGCTGTGAAGCCAGTGGATGGCATAGGGGTATATTATGAAAATCAACAAACAACTTTTCGAGTTAGCTCAATCTAAAGCTAAGATAGCATTAAAGACAGAAAGCAAAATGGCGTGGGTTATAGCAATGCAATATCTGAGACTATCATATGAATATGATTAAAGAATGGCTCTTTGCTATGTTATATCCATCTTGTTTAGTTCTATTTACGACGTTAATTTTAATATTTCTGAGGTAATTATGCTTAAGATTTATTGTGATACTTTTAAAAGCTTTACAAAAAACAAAGGATATGAAATTGAAGTAGATGACGGATATTTCATAACAAAAGGAACTGCTACTGAAATCATCGGAAATTCTAATCTCTGCTTTAATGAAGTAAAAGCATATTTCGAAAGTCAAGGGTATAAAATCGAGGCTTTATAAAATGAACACTCAACACGAGAGGAATAAAGAAACGGAATTCTACACGAAAATCGGCTATTCAGATAAAGAAATTATCGAGCACATGGAACTTGAATATAAGCACTCTATTCAGGGAATTGATAGGAATATGCCGATTAGTTCAATTGAATTCAATGGCGACTTCACTTAATCACAGGAAACAAAATGAACATTTATATTGATATTGAAACAATCCCGTCTCAAAACGAATCAGTAAAAAAATCCTTTCTCGATAATGTGAAAGCACCAGGTAACTTTAAAAAGCAAGAAAGTATTGATGATTGGCTTGCTGAAAATAGAGAGAAAGTTGCAGATGAGGACTGGAGAAAAACTAGTTTTGACGGCGGCTTTGGTCAAGTGTGCTGTGTCAGTGTAGCAATTAATGATGAACCCACTGTGACGTTTTTTGATGAAGACTGGAAAAACTCAGAGCCTGCAATTATTGCTGATTTATTTCATTATCTGGAAAGTCATTACGACCCATCGCGTCAAATACCCCCCGTCTTTATTGGTCACAATATCGCCGGGTTTGATTTGCGTTTCTTATTTCAGCGTGCCGTTGTACTTGGCATTAAACCCCCACGATTTATTCCGTTTGGGGCTAGATCATGGGATAAGCAAGTGTTCGACACAATGACAGAGTGGGCCGGGCATAACAATAGAGTGTCACTTTGTAAGTTATGCCAGGTACTTAATTTACTACAAAAAGGCTCTGAGACCGGCGAGGATATTGACGGCAGTAAAGTTTGGGACTTTGTGAGAGATGGGAAAATATCAACAGTAGCGGAATATTGCAATGGTGATGTTGAAAGAGTCAGAGCTATTCACAAAAGAATGACATTTGCAGCATAGCCCTGGGGTGGATTTTTATTAGAGGTAATTATGGGAACCGCAACATTAATCTTAGGCGAATCTGGTACCGGGAAATCAACAAGTCTCAGGAATTTAAACTCATCAGATTGCTTATTAATTCAAACAGTAAGGAAACCATTGCCATTCAAGAGTGCAACATGGAAATTGTGGGATAAAGAAAACCCAGAAACCTCCGTTTTCATTTCAGATAAATATAGTCATATCGAGGGCGCAATAATAAAAGCTCACTCATACGGAAAGAAAATTGTCATTATTGATGACTTTCAATATGTCATGGCAAATGAGTTCATGCGCCGCTCTGATGAAAAGTCATTCGATAAATTTACGGAAATTGGCAGCCATGCATGGAATATTATTGATAAAGCAATAAATGGAACGCCAGACGATTTACGTGTTTATTTTCTGTCTCATACGGAAGAGACGCAGACAGGGAAAGTTAAAATAAAAACAATAGGAAAAATGCTTGATGAAAAAATAACCATCGAAGGAATGTTCACAATAGTATTAAGAACAATTGTCAAGGATGACAATTATTTTTTCTCAACAAGAAACAACGGTTACGATACAGTTAAATCACCGATGGGTATGTTTGATAAACATGAGATAGAAAATGATTTAGCTGCTATCGATGAAATAATTTGTCATTATTACGAAATCAAAAAATAAGGTTAAATGAAATGAGTAATGTTATGTTTGTTTATAACGAAGAATTAGCATTGTCCGCAGGTCAAAGCGGCTTTATCACAGAAAGCGGAGCTTATATTATTACTATAAGCGAGGCTAAATTCACGACGGGAAAAGGGGGTGCTTGTTTCATTGAATTTTCTGGCGAATCAAATGATGGGAGAAAAGTTAATTATTTGAGCGTCTGTTATAAAAAGAATGATGGGATGGATAATCAATACGGTATTAATATGATTAATGCAATTATAGGGTGTGCGGGTGTAAAACAGCTAAGCTATATCACGAAAGATGACAATACTTTTATTGCCCCCGAATTAACAGGGAAAACAGTCGGTCTAGTGCTTCAAAAAACACTGCGGACAAAAAAATCAGACGGTAATGACACGTTTGGTTTTGATATCAGAATTCCATTCATTGCTAAAACGAGCCAGACTTTACAAGAGTTAAAAGAGGGTAAAGTTGCTGAAACTATAAATAATATTGTCTCAAATTTAAAAGATAGAGACGAAAGAAAGAAATCACATAATAATAGCAATGATAACTGTTATGATAGCAATATGCAGCCAAATCAATTCGATGATAATTTCTCTCCATTTTAATGCAAGGAGAATATTCATTCATGTATGGTGAAAAATTTAATGGCAAACCGTGCCCCTTGGGGCACACTCTCAGATATATAGCAAGCGGAAATTGTGTTGAATGTCATAGTACAAACAAAAAGAAATCGAGAAATAAAGTAAAAAAGTCCAAGCAAGAAAGTAGAAATAAATTCAATCCCGATGATTTTACCCATTGCGTATTTATTCTCGGAAATCCTGAAAGAGTGAGAAATTAATTTAATCTAATGAGGTGATTTATGGCTGTGAAGTTAGAAATTTGTATCTCGTTTAATGAAGACTTAAATAAACATCATGTTGAATATTCCACGGCTTTTACTTCATGTAGTACGCATGAAGAAAGACAGATTCTGACTGAATTAAGAACTAAATTATTATGTGAAATGGACAATGAATATGTAAGCAATCGTTACGTTAATTAGAAAGAGAGGTGAATATGACTCAGAAAACACCGTGGAATCCGTGTCAAAAAGCCATTCAACGGGTTAAAGACCCGCTCCCAATTCCGACAGAGTGTCATTACTGCAATGGCGACGTAACAATAGCTCATCATGAAAATGTATTCGGCAAAGCATATAGCAAATGGCCGTGGCTCTATATTTGTACTGAGTGTAGGGCATACGTCGGCATGCACCCGTTTACTGATATCCCTTTAGGTACGTTAGCAGATAAAGCCACACGAAACGCAAGAATGAGCGGGCATCGGCATTTTGAAGAAATGCGGGATAAAATAGGATTTGAACGCACGGACGCGTATAAATTTCTAGCAAAACGACTGGGAATTAATTTCAGGAAATGTCACTTTGGCTGGTTCGATATTGACACATGTTATAGAGCCAAAGAAATTTGTGAAAATATGATTATTAAAAGAGGTAGCAATTATGAATAAAGATACAGAGTCTTTAATATCCGCATGTCACGAATTAGCAAAAACGGCAAAATGTGACGATTATTTAATTCTGAATGAGATTGCTGATAGATTAATTTCTTTGCAGAATGGGCGAGAAAACTATAAGCAGATGTTTGCTGAATCATGCATGGGTTTAGCTTCAATAGCTGAAGCTGTGGGTATTAAAGAAGAAGATGATACGGGCTCACCGGGCCAAGTAATAGATAAAATTAAAATATTAAAAAAGAAAATTCGGGTTTTTGAACTCGGATTTGATGCACTTAACCCACTAATAACTTTATCACAATCTTTACTAGAACAAGAGTTGAAGAAAAATGAATGATTATCTATGCCAGTATTTTTATTTTGTGTGGAAACGAATGTTCACGAGTTACATGATAAATACGCTTATATCACGCGGCGCTAGTTTAGCAGAAGCAGAAGAAGCCGCTGAGTGTGAGATTGAAGAATATTCTAAGAAAGATGGGTATTGGAAATATATTCATCCGCATGACGCGGCGAAAGAGCAATTGTCATATTGGAGTGATTAATGGCAGGCTTCAGAGGAAGTAATACTCCCAAGGAATTAAAAGATAAATGGCAAACCCCGATTGAGATATTCACCGCTCTAGACTTAGAATTCGGCTTTTATCTCGATGCCGCAGCAGACAATGAAAATGCTCTATGTGCTCATTATCTCACGGAACGCGATAATGCACTAATATGCGACTGGGTGAGCTACGGAGCAATATATTGTAACCCGCCGTATTCCGATATTACGCCGTGGGTTATTAAAGCAGCTATTGAATGCAGGAAGCAATTACAGCCGGTCGTTATGTTAGTTCCAACAGACACATCAGTCGGCTGGTTTAAATTAGCTATGAACTCCGTAGATGAAATCAGACTAATAACAGGCGGAAGGATTTCATTTATTAATGCTGGCAACGGGAAAGAGAAAAAAGGAAATACAAAGGGAAGTTTACTGCTAATCTGGCGTCCATTTATTAAACCCCGCTGTATATTCACAACAGTTGATAAATGCCAATTAATTCAAATTGGCTATAATATATTAAATGGGATTACATCATCATGAAATTAATCAGCTTAATAAAGCCAATTAAAGTTAATCTAGATGAATGACCAAGTTTATGAAAACGGACGCAGAGCAATAGCAAAGGAATGCTTAAATGAACTCACTCAACTATCGAAATACGATGACAAAGCCGTCACAGCTATTCTCGATAAATATACACCCAAATTCAAATTAATTATGAATGAGCATCAAAGGAGAAAGTCAACGCCGAAAGTCTGGCTTTCTCAGTATGTGCGAAATTTGCAAAATGAAAGGATGGGCAAATGAACGTTCCTATTTATCTGACTGACGTAGAGCTGTTTTCAATAACAGGATTTAAGCAAAAAAGCCACCAAATAAAATGGTTGACAGAAAATCATGTTCATCATTATGTCAATAGGCTGGGTAAGCCTATTGTCATCAGAACGACTATTTGTAAATACAACAGTCAAGCTAACACGGATTTTGAAACACCCGATTTTGGAGCATTAACAAATGGCAAGGAAACGCAAAGATCATAACGATAACAAACTACCCACCCGCGTATCAAAAACCAAATATTCTTATTACTTAAAAACCAAAGATAACAAAACCATCATGCTTGGACCATTGACAATGAGCATGACCGAGTTATGGGCTAAATATGATGGTGAAATTGCAAACAAAAAAATAATAATGACATTCTCTAAATTATGGGGAATGCACTTGAATAGCCCTGCATTTACTGAATTATCAGCACGATCTCAGAAAGATAAATTACAGGGAGCAAAGAATATTCTAAAAGTTTTTGGTCATATTAATGTTGATAATATTAAACCAGAATATATCAGGCAGTATATGGATATAAGGGGAACTCAAAGTAAAACACAAGCTAATCATGAATTATCTTATATGTCTGTAGCGTTTGGTTGGGGATATGAGAGAGGTTATTGTAAGATTAATCCGTGTTCGGGGGTAAAGAAATTTTCACTCAAAAACAGAGACAAATATATCACTGATGAAGAATATCAAATCACATATGATGTAGGTTCCCCTATAGTAAAAATAGCAATGGAGATATCGTATCTATGCGCATCCAGGATCGGAGATATATTGAAGCTAAAACATAGTCAGATATCAGAACAAGGGATTTATATCAAGCAAGGGAAGACTGGAGCTAAGCAGATAAAGCAATGGACTGATAGATTACACGAAACTATAAATTACGCAGTAGAACTGTTTCCTCCCACATCCACGCAATCCTATGTCATTTTGAATGCAGATGGTAACCAATTCACGAAATCAGGCTTCGATAATCACTGGAGGGAAGCGAAAGAGAAAGCCGCGGAATTGTTAGGGAGAAAAATTGATTTTACGTTTCATGATATCAAAGCTAAAGCAATTTCAGATTTTGAAGGAAGTTCAAAAGATAAACAGTTATTCAGTGGCCATAAAACCGAATCTCAAGTAAAAGTTTATGATCGCAAGACAAAGATAACCCCCACATTAGACCTTCCCAAAATCAGCAAAAATGAAAGAATACACAAGAATTGA